ACAACGCCGTTGCGAATCCAGTTCACCTGAACGCGGTCGTTCAGGTTTTCCAGATCTTCTTCGTTGCCATCCAGCACCTGCGAGCCGGTGACGCCCTGCCCTTTCAGGCGGCCAATCAGCGGAACGTTGATAGCGGTGCCAGCAGTCTGTGCCAGCTCACGGCGAATGCGGATGATCGCATTCTGGCGGGTGGACATGTAGGGCATCAGGCCCGACATGCGCACATATTCCTTCAGGTAGTTCGTGACCCAAATCTGCTTTTCGGAAGCAGAGGCCAATACGGTTTCAGCCATTGTCTAACGCCTTATCCAAAGACGGCGCCCAACGCTGCAAGCGGGCCGGTCGCCATATCACGTGCGCCACCGCCAGATGACGGGGCAGACGCAATGGAACGAGGCGGCATAACTTGGCGCGGGGCCATCGGTTGCTGCCCTGCGGCCGGAATGGCCGCAGTATCGGAAACAGGCTGGCCTTGGGCTTCCAGAATGCGCCGCGCGAATGCAACGGGATCAGTCTGGTATAGCTTCAAGTCCGCATCCTGTTTGTGCTGCCGGACAACCCAATCAATCGGATTACGTGCCGAAAGGAATTGCTGCTTGAACGACGGGTCTTGTCCCGCACGCTCGGCACCCCATTCCTTCGCTGCGGCAACCGCTTCCTCACCATGCACGCCCACCGCCATATCTTCGGACAGGTCAAACTTGACCGCCAAAGCCGTGCGGTTGGTCATGTCAGCGACGAATGCGCTGTAACCCGCTGGGTCATCATAGGGGTCTGGGATGGCTTCCGGTTGCTGTTGAGCTTCCTTGGCGCGGTAGGCGGCCACTTCGGCCTCTAGCGCCTTCCGCTTGTCCCGCTCATCAAGAGCCATCGCAAGAGGCACCCATTTGCCGTCTTTCGGCTGTGCATCCTGCTTTTGCTCCGGCTCCGGCACTTCTGGCACAATTTCCGCAGCTTCTGCCGGCGTTGCTTCCTCAACGGGCGGCGCAGCTTCAACCGGGGCGGTTTCGGGCGGCGTGATTACCGCTTCGGTTTGCTCCGGCTTATTCTCGAAAATGGCTTCAAAAGCGTCCATTGCTTCCCCTATCCTGGCCTATTTCGTTGGCCTGGCTCACGACAGCGCCCGTTGCAGCGGCGTCCTGTCTAGGTTGAGTGCCCTAGCGCACAATCGCCCGTTGGCCGGCGTCGCCTAAAGTCATGATTACCGCAGCACATGCGCCAAAAAAAGGCGCGTCACTCCGGCATCATGCCAAGCCCTTGCATTGCCGCAACGTTAGCCGCGACGTTTGCTTGCATGATATTTGTTTCGGTGGTGATCGCGTCGGTCTCAGCCGCTTTCTTCATGGCGCTGGCCTGCGTGTCGGCAATCTTGGCCTGCGCTTCTGCCATTTGCACGGCTTGTGCGCCTTGGGCTGCTTGTGCGGCTTGCGCCTGCATCTGGCCGACTTCCTGCTGAAATGCCTTGATGCGCTCCAACACGCGCGGCTTGTCAGGCAGCGGTGACAGTTCAACGGCCATGCGGAAGCGGGGATCGTCGGGCGCGTATTGGCCAAGCAAGCCCACCAGTTCCTGCCAAATCTCTTGGGCAAGGTTGGCCGTGTCAGCAACGCTGTCGATGATGATATCCACGTCCATTTGCGCCAGCCATGTGCCCGGCTCATTGGGATCGTTCATCATGACAAATTGAGCAGCGCGCAAATCGTCGGTGGTGCGTATCCACTTTGGTTCCTGCCAATACTGGCGGGCGGTCATCCACATAGCGCGGTAAATGCGAAGCTCCCAATCCTGCAACCGTGACAGTGCGCGCGCAAGTTCCGTCATGCCGGCCTGCTGCAACACCAGACGTTCGCGGCCAGACGATGCGCCACCCTGCCGGCCAAGCACAGCGGGCGTGGGGGCCATGCGCTGCAATTCGCTCTTGGCTTCCGCAAGCAGCGCCTGGTTGTCAACCGCCATGTCACGCGTTGGGATAATCATCCAGCCAGGCGGAATGACGCCATCAGCGCGGGCGGCTTCACTGCGTGCCGTATCAACATCACCCATGCCACTGCCAAGCTCGCGCTCTTGAATCTGGCGGCTGTTGGCAATGTGCAGGGCGCGCGAACGGCGGGCGTTCACTTCATCTTGGATAGGCCGCATGTTGCGCACACGGCCATAGCGCATCAGTTCACGATTGACGTAGCAGCTTGCCGCCTCAATTGGGCAACGCGGGCGACCCTTGTCATCAACGTAAGGCGACACGTCGCTTTCAAACTTGCCAGCCGCGCAAAACACACAGCGCATCCACTGGCCGCCTTCAAGGTAATAAAGTTCGACCACAAGCAGGCGCTTCAGCGAGCGGTCAACCCAACCCAGCACCGTGTCTGGCTTGTCGTCAAAGATATCACCCTGCCCAGCCCATGCGCCGCCGCTTTCAAACGGGTCGCCCATTGCTGCGTATTGTTCGGGATAAAGCGCCCTCACATCGTCGGCATACATCCACTTTGCAGCGCCAAGGTAACGCGCATCCTTGAAGTCGGCACGGCGCGAACGGGGATCGTAAATAAACTCATTCCACCGGATTTGCGTAACGGTAACTTCAAGGTCGCCGTCAATCTCCACCACGGCGGCAGCGATGCCTTCAACCTGATGTTCCTCTGCGCAGTCCAGCTTGATCTGATCAAAGCTGGTCTTGTCCGCCATGTAGCGCAGCGCCTTGGTGGCAATGTCGGCTGCGGCTTCATCCTGCGGCGAACGGGGATAAGCGCGGGGATCGGTGCGGCCCTGCGCCAACATGCCCAGCACGCCATCCACTGCCGGTTGGACATGGTTAGTCCAAATCTTGGGCTGCTTGCGCAAGTCAAGCACGGCGCGCACGTCGCTATCAAGCTGGCCTGGCCCATCGTAATAATCGCGGTCTTTGGCGGCATCGCGGGCGTTCTGTTCCGTCGCCGTGCGATAGTTGTCCACCATGCGCTTGAGCGGGGCAATATCGGTGTTGACCGCGCCACCGCCGCCAATGGGGTTCATGTCAACCATTGGCGGCCTCTGCTTTCAGCCGTGCAATCGCCAGCTTCATTTCCTCAATACGCGCTTTCTGGCCCACCTTGTTTTCAAGGCGCGGCAGCATCGCTTCCAATTCGGCCAGCGTGTAACGGGTTGTGTTCATGCCGCCCTCTTTTACTGGAAAGCGCCAGAAGAAAAAGGCGCACGGCGTGGCGTGTAACGGTCGTTTGCCCGCGTTGGCTGTGCCGATACCTTCACAATCGCAGGATGCACCATATCCAGCGCACGGCCCATCATGCCGGCCACGTCAACCTCATCATCATGCTTGCCGGCTGGGAACATGAGGAACTCGGACAGGTCAGCGCCCGGCTCAAAGCGCACCTTGCCCATCGCAGCCCGCGCCTGAAACCCGCGCGCACGTGTCGGCTTGTCGCTGATGCTGCTAAGCCATTCCATGCGGCAGAAAGCTTTGCGCTCCAACAAGCGGCGCTTTAGCATCGGCTCAACGGCTTTCTGGATCACGCCAGCTTCACCAAACCACGCAAGCGGCTTCCATTTGGCAATCAGGTCAACCTTGCGTTCAATCCACTCATCTGCCGCCGTCTGCCCCCGCCAGCCGTCAAGCCGGTAGATATTCTCATCACTGTCCACACCCCACACCCGATGCACGGTGTAGTCGCCCCCACCTTCTGTCACGGCATAGTCAGACGTGCCGTAGATGTTGAGCGGCTTGGGCAACGTTTCCCACCGTTCCAGCCATTCCATCTTAAAATAGCTGCCTTCTTCCGGCGCTGGCTTTTGCTGATAAAGCGAAGCCCATGTGCGCGGGTTGCGTTTGAACGGCTCCCAATGCGCGTCATTGAACCATTCTGGCCACAGGCTTTCACCAATCTTGCGGCCTAGCGGATCGTCCGCGCGGTCACAGATTGCGGGGCAGCACAGCACATACCAACGCCGGCCGTCGCGGCCATTGAACCAGCCGCTTTGCCCATCCCAATCTTCAGGCAAGATGCGCCCGGCTGGGTCGTCCTGATGCCACCGGGTCAAAATCATCACCTGCGGTGCACCGGGGATTAGGCGGCTGCAAAAGTCGTCCAGATACGCATCCCACGTCTTGTCGCGGATTGTCTTGCTTTCTGCCGCCTCGCGGCCTTGGATGGGATCGTCCAACACTCCAAGCGCGGCGCGGTTTCCGGTCAGGCCTGACAGCAAACCACCGGCCATGAACTCGCTGCCATTGTCAAGCATCCACTCATCGGCAGCCGTCTTTGCGGCGTCTAGCGTCCTGCCGGTCAGATTGTAGAAGCTGCCACTCTTGATAAGCTGGCGGGCGCGGCGGCCCTGCTTGGCTGCGATGTTGCTTGCATAGCTGGCCAGAATGACGTTGCGGCGCTTCTCGCGCGCCATGAACCACGGGATAAACACAACGTCTGCATATGTGCTTTTGGCGCTGCCTGGCGGGAATAGCAGCATCAAGTTTGGAATGCGGCCATCGGCTACGTCTTGCAGCTTGTCACAAATCAACTGATGATGTTTAGCCAGCTTATCCAGTCGGATCGTATCGGCGTCGGCGTCGTCTGAGATTGGCACGGTTGGAATGTCCACCATGCACGCGAAGTCGGGCAAAGAACGCCGTGCAAGCTCCTGCCGCGCCGCAAGCACATGTGCAACCGTAGGAACAAACGCGCCGGGCTTCATGATGCTGTGATCGTGACGACTTTTTCCTTCAACACCGTCACGTTGTCAGATGCCATCATGCGAATGGTCACGTTGCGGGTGCCCGTAAACCGCTCCATTGTCACCAGCTTGGCAACAGGCGTTCCGGTAGTGGGAGCCATGCCGCTGCCAATGCCTGCCGTGCTTGTGCCTTGCAACGGCGTGCCGGCCTGCGTGCCAACAACATCCGTATCACCCCGGAAACTCATGTTGTCGTAAAGGATGCGATGCAGCAGCGGACGCGCGGTAATCTCGCCGCTGGTCTCCAAGAAATAATAGGGGAAGCCGTAAGCGTAATCAAACTTGAGATTGTCCAGCGCGTGCGCAGCAGCCCAAACCGTGCCGCCATCAGCCGGCGTCAAAACAGCGCGGGTGTTGTTGGCGTCAAGCGCCACGGTGAACGCGGGCGATGAAATATATGCCGCTTCTGGCGCGGGGTCGCCGGCAATGTCAGGCCCGCGCGTCCAACTCACGCCGTTGTTTTGCGTCACCCAAAAGTCACGCTGCGTCGGCGTTTCGCTGTTGAGCGTCCGCACCTGCCGGCCAAGTTCGATGTTAACCGTGACAAAGTTGTCGTCCGTCCATGCGCTCACAACACGTCCGCCATGAGCTTTAACCTTGGGGTCATACGACCACGCCAGAGACCACCCGATGCTGTAGCCCAACTTGGACTGCCCTTCGCGGTTCTGGTCGCCTGGCTGGCCCGCAATGATGCCATCAGCCGAACGCCATGCGCTGT